TGAAAATCCATTTATGAATCCAAATATAGTAGATATAAAATATACAGGTGATGAATTATATGGTGCATGTCCTGTAAAAGATGAAAAAATAAATGATTTAATTAATAAAGAGTTTTATAAAGGTGTTTTTAGAGATGTTGATGATTTATATAATAAAAAATCATTAGATCGTCAATTTTATACTATGCCTTCAACAACAATTCCTAATGAAGCTAATCTTTTAGGAGATTGGCTTTATAATAATGGTAAATCTTGTAAAGAAGGAAATGGAGATCAGTGTTATAACAATATTTTTAATGATATTAGAAGAGTTTCAAATAATTAAAAATTTGAATAATTATTTTTTTATTATATATATATAATATATTAGATAGAGAATATGAGTACAAATATTTTTGATTCATCAACAAATGTATGCTCTGATACTTGTTGGAAAACAGCAAAAGAGGTTCATAACAAAGATATTTCAGATTATTATTTATATGAAACAAACTTTGTAAAATGTACAGTTCCTGAAGTTAGAATGCCAGAAATGTCCCTTGATTATCCTAATTTAAGGGGTCGCCCTGGATACGGATTAGCAGATGATTGCTTAATAGATATATATTCATCTTTATTAACTAATTCAAGATCTATGACTCGTGATAAATGTCCCACACAATTAACAACTAGAATATTTACTGGTGGTCCTAATTTACGTTCTGGAACTGGTGATATAAATAATGAATTAGACGTATTATCAGGGTCTGATACTAATCCTTATAAATGCAATAAAACTATAATGGAACAACAAACATACCATTTTACCCCTTTAATTGATTGTATGCAAGATATTCAAGACCCTGAACATATTGTACCAGTTGGTGTAAGAGGAGGTGAAGATACCCGTTCTTATATTAATCGCGCCGATTTTAACAAAAATTGCAACTGGGACGGCAGAAATAAAAATAATTCTATCTAATAAAAGATGAGCTATAATCGTGAAATATACGATACTAATAATTATAAATTGCAATTACAAGAAAGTGTGAGTACATTAGACTATATTTTATCACCATTTAGATATGAACATAATGATAAATGCAGACACCAACTAGGATTATTAGGCGGAACAGATGTATCACATATTAAAGGAAATATTGTAGATTTAGAAAGTGATTTAAGAGGTCAAACAAGATTATTATCAAAATGCGGTGGAAGCCAATATATTCCAACAAATGATAATATAATAACAAATGATAAAACAGCACCAATCGATACATCTATGCTACATTTACCAGCATGTCAAACAATAATGTATCGTGCTGTTCCTATACCAAAAAAATTAAATTAAGAACATCCTTTTCCTAGATAATTTATTATAAAATACCATAATAAATATATAGGACCTAATAAGAATGCTATGATTGCAAGACATATCTTTATAAACATATTATCAACAGAAATATTTGATTTACAATTAAATGATAAATAAGCGGCATATAAAGATACTGATAATGCTAACAAATATAATATTGCGAGTGAAATATAATCACCTATAAAATAATTATATTTAAAATTAGGATTATATCCGTTTAAATATAAATAAATTTTTTTTATACCATCTAAATCATTAAAGTTGTTAAAATCTTCTTTTAAAGGGGCTATTCCATTTAATAACATATATAATAACATTTTTCTATCTATATAAAAATATTATTAATATTTAGATAAATGAACCCTTTTAATGATACACGTTTAAGTTACGATGATTGTAGTTACAAAGAAAAATTAGCAAGAACTGTTGGACCAGGTTTATATATGACTGATACACCTTATAATGATACATATAAATGTTTTCAAGATGTTCCATCTGATCCAACATTAAGATATCAAGCATATGGTCCAAATACTTGTTCTATGAAAGAAGCTGTCGATGATTCAAGTGAATTACTTGGTCTTAATTATAAAAATACTAAATGTAATGCTGCAGAATATATACCTGGAACTTATAATTCAACTGGATGTAAAATAAAATCTAATGATTCTGATATGTCTTGTTTTTCAACACAAGAAGATACTCGTTTATCTAATCCCGCTTGTACTTTAAGAGGAACAGGTATAAATAGATGGGAATGGCTTTGTGAAGATCCTCAGGAAAGAGCTATTGAAAGATTTGATAGAATTCCTGTAAATTATAGAATGGTTGCAAAAGACAATCATATTCCATGTGTTGATGTTCCAATGGATCATTCATCTAATAATATAGCTTCAATACCTAAAAAAGTAACTGCACCTGTATCTAATACAGCTGAATATTTCGCTAATAAAAAAGCAATTCCTACTATGTTTTAATATTATTGAAATATATTTAATCTATTTTTTATCCTTTATTCATTAGTAGAGTAATAATGGAATTATACAAAAATGATATACAATCTATGAAAAACATATATGATTCATCATTTTCAACAAATATCAATAATGATATTCAAAAAAGAAGTAATATAATGTATGAAAAAGCTACAATTCCTTTTGAAACTGGTATTATATCTCAATCTTCATTTAATATTTTAAATAATAATGAAGATTATAATGATCAATATTTTACATCATTAACAGGTGAAAAAATTGCAAATAAAAACGTAGAACATAATAATATGCAAAAATTTATTAAAGGAAATGTAACACAAAATACAAATGTTGAGAAAATGACAACACAACTCGATATTCATACTGGTAATGATCGAACATGGAAAAAAAAGCAAGAAGTCCCGTGTTTTTTTAAACCTACTTCTGGTAACGGTAATGTTTGTGGTATGAAAGATAATAATGATTATTATAAGTCGCGTATTGATAGACCAATTTTATCTAATAACTACTTTCCTATTGAAAAAATTAAAGTTGGCCCGGGATTAAATAAAGGATATGAATCTGAAGGAACAGGTGGTTTTCAACAATTAGATGCTAACAAATATGCTATGCCTCGTAGTATAGATGAATTAAGATCAAAAGCTAATGAAAAGCAATGTAATTTTGAATTACCTATGCAAGCACCTCCTAAAGGAACAGATCAAAGAGGTGTTGTTGCACCATATGCTAAAAATCGCCCCGATACTTCTTATGCTCAATCTGAAGACCAATGGATCAAGACTACTGGTGCTGTTTTAAAAGAAACTGAAAGACCTAATCAATTTGTCAAGCCTACTGCTCGTCCCGAAACACATGTTCAATATACCGGAGGTGTCAAATATAATGATATAAAGGGTGTTGGAACTGATGATGATTATGGTAAAAATAATATAGTTATTTATGATACTGAAAGACAAGAAATTCAGACTAGAACAGTTGTAAGTAATTTAACAAGTATTATAAAAGCTGTTGCTGCTCCAATATTAGACGGTCTCAAATATTCTATTAAAGAATATACATTAGAAGCACCAAGAGCAGGTGGTAATTTAAGTGTCCAAATACCTGAAAAAGCAACTTCATATGACCCTGTAAACCATATAATGAAAACAACTGTTAAAGAAACTTTAATTCATGATAACTCTGTTGGTAATCTAAAATCACAGCAACCAGAAAAAGCTACAACATATGATCCTGTAAATCATATAATGAAAACTACCGTTAAAGAAACTTTAATTCATGATTCTGTTTTAACAAATGTTAAAGCAGGCGATGCTAATTATGTAGTTTCCGATGATGAAGCTAAAACTACTAACAGACAAACACTTAAAAAAGTTGATACCATAAGAAATATTGGCAATAATTCTTATAAAGTTTATGTATATGACCCTGATATGGTAGTTAAAACAACTACAAAAGAAACTACAATTAAAGGTAAATCAGAATTTGGCTTTTTAGGTGGTATTTTAGAAGGTTTAATTGGTGGTTATACTACAAAAGAAATAGACCTTAAAAATACTAATAAACAATTTACATCAGATGTAAATGAATACGGTATTGCTGGTGCTGCAACAGAATTTAGACAACAAGATAAAACTCAATATGATAATGCTGAAATAGATGGAACTCGTGAAGCTATTTTAATTGCTGCCGGACATACTCCTAATCCCGGAAATATGAATGTTGGTGTAGAACCTGATGATATTAGTATGACCACTAGAAAACAATTTGAAAATAGTATTGCTCAGCGTGAAACAGGAAATATTGGTGTAACATATCAATCTACCCCTGCTCCAATTGATTCTTGTAGTATAACAAAACAACCTGAAAATAATAATGCTTTTGAAAACAGATTGGATAGTAATCTATTAGAATCTCTATCTCATAATGATTTAGCTATTAAAATTAATCCTTTAATTCCAGTATGTAATTATTAGAAGTATTGAAAGATATATAAGACATATAAAGGTTTAAAATATAAATGGAAGGTTTAGTAGATACTAAAAACGAATATATAGAACATTTACAAGATATATTATCAATTCCTATTGCTAAGAAGATTCAAGAATTATATAATAATAAAAAATCTTTAAAAGAATTTCAGAGCGAACTTGTATTAATAAATAAATGGAACAATAATATCGTAAAAGATGAATATAAGAGACTTATAAAAATAACTAAATGTAAATACTTTGAAAATCTTATCAAGATTATTATCATTACTAGTGTTAAAATAAAAATTTATGAATATAAAGATTACTTTGATAATATTAAAATAAAAATTCCAGAACCCGAAGATTTTTTACATAAATGTTATATTAATGTATCTCTTTATTGTTGGAAAAATGCTTATCTTTTTAATAAAAAAAATATAAGAGACTCTGAAATACAAAACAATCTAAATATAATTGAAGAAAATATTAGATATATTATTAAAAAAACTTTTAGAGATTTTATACCTATAAATGAAATTTTAGAACAAATACAAAATAATTTAACTAATAATGTAAGACAATTTTCTGAAACGCCTAAAAAACCCGTAAAAGAAAATAAATTTAAAAAAGAAGAAGCGGAAGATGTTTCGAACAATTCTTCGGAAGAAGAAAAAACAAGAAAAGACAGTTCGACTGATGATGAATCAGAAGAATCTTATGAATCAGAAGAAGAATCAAGTGAAGCATCATCAGATAGTGAATCAAATTCAGGAACAAATGAAGAATCTGATATTGAACATGGAGACGATTCAGGAGATAAACTTGCGAAAAATATTGATATTGTCAAAACAACAGAAGATGATGTTACTATTCCAATCGCTATCTATGAACAAAATAAAGAAGCCATTCCAGAGATTGAAAATGTTGAAAAAGAAGAGATATTTTCAAAAGAGATTGTTAAAGAAGATGAACCTATTAAAATTGAAGAAGAACAATATGATATTAATGAACTTTCTTCAAAAGAAGAAGACACAATCAATATTAAAAACGAAGAAGACTATAAAGAAGAAGAATTACCCCAAGATACAGTTGAAAATTCATTAGTACTTATTGATGATATATATGGAATCGATGATATTGATGATAAGGTTATATCTGATACTATTAGTATCTCATCAGATAATATAAAACATGTTAGTATTGATATGCCTACTACAAAACCTAAGAAACCTTCATTCTTTTAATAGGGTATTGTAAAATACCAAGAAGAGTACATAATTTTATTTTTTTGAAATTTTAGAATAGTTTAATATATTTTATAATTTTTTAAATTATGTACTCTTTCTTACAGAATTTGCAAATATTCACTTCAATTAGAAGACATTAAAAAATGGTTAAATGAAAATTATAAAGATAATGTTAAAACTTGTTCTTTCCTTCTGTATAAGGAACATAGTTTTAAACAAGCTCCTTTCGAAGAAATTACTAAAGAAAAATACGAAAAACTTATCAAAAAATAATACATATTACATCTGGAAATATTGATATCGAAGAAGAAACAGCTTATTCAAGCAATGCGCAAATGGTGTATGTCTAATTAAATAAATTAAATTAAATTATATCTATATCTATATAGAATAAATGGAAATATATAAAAAACATGATAGTTTTATTATAAATAATAAAAAAAAAATTATTTATAGAATTAATAAATCAAAAAAAAATTATATTTTATTTAACAAAGAATATATTCCATTAATAAAATATTTAAAAACTATATATAAAAAAATAAATGGCGGTGGTAAAAGAAAAAGAGATGAAGATAATTTTTTTGACAATAAATTACAAATAAAACAAATAGATGATAATATTAACGAAGGTAAAGAAAGTAAGTTAATTGATATATTAAAAAAAGCAAGAAAAAATATAGAAGAAAAGAATAATGAAAATATTAATTTATTTATAATGCCTGAACATAAAGCTATTTGTGATAAAATTTCTCAAAATAAGATTCTCGCAAAAATAGAATCATTAACAAAAATAGAATCATTAACAAAAATAGAATCATTAACAAAAATAGAATCATTATTAATAGATGTTATAAAAAAATTAAATACTATTAATAGTATTATTTTTAAATATAAAACATATAATTTTAAAACAAATGAATTTGAAGATATAGAATATAAAATTGAGATTAATAATAACTACTATTTTAAAAATTTTGCAAATAGATTATTTTTAGATTTTAATGAAATAAAAATTAAAGAATATATAGAATTGCAAATTAAATTTTTTGATGAGAAATTAAATATAAAAGAATATTTATTATTAAGAGATTATGTATTTGGTAGTACTAATCATATAATTAAATATTTTTATAATGATGAAATTAACTTTAAATGTATGCCTAAAAATGATGATGATGATGATGATTGTGTTAATATAAATTATTTAATAAGTAATAATATAGATATTGCTAAATGGGAATTTGAAAAGGAATTTAAAATTATGAAAAATAAAAGAAAGAAAGTAGAAGATTATAGTAAGAAATCTCCACTTCCAGATTATAGTACGACACCTCCATTTTATTCTCAATTTAAAGATTTGACATCATCATCAAAAACAGAATCATATTATTCTTATTTAATTGATATTGATAGTGATAATGATAGTAATAATGAAGAACATATATTATTGAAAAGATGGACTAAATTATTAAATAGCTATTCAAATGATTTATTAGAATTATTTGATAATAATGATTTACCTTTAACAAATGATATATTTATAGGTTACAAAGGTGTATCTTCTGATAATATAAGTAACAATAATAAAAACGGATATTATGATTTACCCAATTTCACATCTATAACATTTGACCCAAATATAGCGTTAAAATATATGAAAGACACCAAAGAATCTGTATTATATAGATTTATAATACCAGTTGGTTTTAAATTATTATTTGTAGAAAGTTTTAATGAAGGAACAAAAAAATTATTTGAATTTATTTTACCAAAAAATACAAAGGTTAATATCAAAGAAGGTATTATTAAAAAAGATATTTATGATATTGATGGTATATGTCCAAAACTAAATAAAACAATAAATATTTTAGACATATATGTATTATAAAAAAATGATAAATATAATATAACTATTTATCATACTATGAACTGTACTAACAGATATTGTAATAAGAATACGTTAGTAAAATATATGGATACTAATAAAAATATTTGCGAGATTTGTCTTAGTATATATGTAAATAAGTGTGATATTTGCGGTCTTAATTGTAATGATTCTTGTCTTGATTTATTTGCAAATGCACTTAAAATTGAATAACATCTATATACATATAAAAATTGAATATTATTTATTTATAAAATAATAAACAAATGTTTAATAATTCACCTTTTACATTATGCGATAGTAATACAAGCGATAGATATAAATATTATTATGAATATGCTATTAGAAATCTATATGATAATAAATATGAGTTAGAAAAACAAAAGACAAGTAATAATAAATTAAAATATAAAAACAAAATGCTAAAAGAAGAGAATAAAAATTTACATAAACTTATTATAAAATTATCCAATAATTCATGTAAAAATATCATTTCAGAAAATGATAATGAAATATTTGAATTCATATAAAAAATGATTATTATAATATCATAATAAAATTATAATGAATAATAAATCACCTTTAAGATATCCTGGTGGTAAAACAAGAGCTTGTAAAATAATTGATAGCATTTTTAGAAAATATTATAATACAGATGATTTTATATCACTACAATCACCTTTCTTTGGCGGTGGTTCTATTGAATTTTATTTACAAAATAAATATAAATACAAAATAATTGCTAATGATAAATTTCTACCTTTATATAATTTTTGGCTTCAAAGCAAGAATA